TGTATCTTCAACAAGCTTGGCTCCTACATACGTGGTTTAAAGACGCAGCTGGCTACAAACACAATCTATTATGAAACACCTGTAGGTACTACAGGTAAGCGTGTTGCAGATTTTATCAAGAGTCCATCAACTGCAGACAGCAGAATCATGGATGAGACAGGTGTAAACTTCATCATGAAGGCCGTAGCCGACGTTTATGATTCACTTCAAAATCCTGTCCATAAAAAGATCATTGCTGTATGGCGCGACTCCAACTTCCAGTTGACACAGAAGGAAATCGCTGAGAGGTCATGCTGTTCACAAACCTATGTCAGTCAAATACTTGGCGAGTTCAAGAAAAAATTGAAAACAGCATTGGAGGTCAGATCAAATGCATGAAATTGCTAAGGCTATATTTTCTTTAGGTGAAACGAACTCCAGAAACGACAAGATAGCTATACTCAAGAATAACGAGAATAACACCGTATTCAAAGAAGTGCTCCGCTTCGTGAACAATCCGTACGTACGCACCGGCATCGCGGCGGCGAAGCTCAGCAAAGACCTGGGCGACCTTCCTAATGTACCACCTATAACTGTACTCGAGGCGATCGACTACTTCACGAAGCATCAAACTGGTGCAGATGCTGATGTGCTGTTCGCCAAGACATTCATTGCACAGCAAAAAACACCTGAAGCCAAGAAACTGGCTATTGCTATCGTAACCAAGAATCTGAAGATCGGCGTCGCGGTAACTACTTTGAACTCAGTGTATGGTGAAGACTTCATTCCGAAGATCGGTATCATGAGAGGTAGTCGTTACTTCGACGTTAAAGACAAAGTAGACGGTCCGTTCATCGTAACTGAGAAGCTCGACGGTGCTCGCCGCTTGATTGTTAAGGAGAACGGCAACGTAACGCTGTATAGCCGCAACGGTCATGTCGACGAGGGCCTTGTAGAAATTGAGGCAGAGGCTATGTGGCTACCAGACAATTTTGTCTATGATGCTGAGCTGCTTGCCGATGGCGTGTACAGCAACTCTGTAGAACTACGTCAAGCTACAAACGCGATCGCTAATTCCAAGGGCAACCGTACGGGCTTGACCGCTAATATTTTCGATGTCATCCCTATCGACGAGTTCAAGCGCGGCATGTCCAAACATGGGGCGCTTAATAGAAAGACGCTTCTGGCAGCGATGTTCTATGATGAAGCTTCTCTGGAGAGGATGCACGTTGGGCGCCCGTTGGACTTTATAAACCGCTTCGGCATCCAGGGTAAACTGTTTAGGTTTATTAGGCCGGTACCGGTGCTAGGCATCGCCTATACAGAAGATGATGTAATGGAATTCGCTGAGCGCGTATGGAATAACGGCGGTGAAGGGGTTATGCTGAACACAGTGCATGGACTGTACGAAATCTCTGCATCGCCGCGCCGTCAGCTGCTCAAGGTGAAGGCTACTAATGAGTATCTTCTCAAGTGTGTAGGCGTGTTCGAAGGTGAAGGACGTCTTAAAGGCACGCTAGGTGGTATTATACTGAACTACAAGGGGCACATGGTGCGTTGCGGTTCAGGATTCAATGACAGCCAACGGAATTACTACTGGAATAACCCCGCAGCCATTGTAGGTAAGTACGTTGAAGTAGATAGCTTCGGTGAATCCAAGAATAAGTCTGGAGGCATATCGCTTAACTGTCCTATCTTTAAGCGCATTGCGGGTAATGTAGAGTGAGGTGACGGACATTGCCTAAAGAAGCAAAGGAGAAGTTTCCAGACTGGAGGCGTTGGCTAAGAGAGGACGCAGCCAAGGAAAAGAAGGCCGCTAATAAACCCAGCCGCATTGTAGGCACATTTAAGATGCACGGGTTTACCTTTGCGTGGGTAGTTTCCGGCTTTAGGTCTGACAAGCGAATAGGACCTATTGGACAGGTACCTATAAGCCCCTACAATCAGGAGCTGTACGATGCAATGATGCGGAAATGGAGGTGATTATATGGAATTGCGCAAGCGCTTTGTAGAAGTCACACGTGATCCTTACAATATACGCGTGTTGGCCGTAGCCGTCGAGCTGCCCAGCGGTGCAGTGGAGACTATCGTTAACTACGAGAACATTCCTGACAAGGTAGACTACTACCTTAGCGCCTATGACGACGACTTCAAACTCAAGGCCAATACTAACGTCCGCATTGTAGGATTCATGGCCGTATAAGGAGGGAATTGGAAATTGATTATCATGGCAATTGATGGTGCTTGCCGGAATAACGGTAAGCCAAACTGTGTCTCTGTCGGTTCGGTATTTGTAAGGGGCAGCAACATCTTTGATTTGATGTACAAGGAAGAGTTTGGTTCTACAAACCAGCGAGGTGAAATCAACGCCTTGTTACTGGCGTTACGTGAAGGTGCCGAACTGGCGAAGCATACGGGAGAAACTGACCTGTACATCATCACAGACTCGGAGTATGTATTCAATTGCATCAAGAAAGAATGGCTAACCAACTGGGCCATCAAGGGCTGGATCACGTCAGCTGGTGAGCCCGTTAAGAATCGCGACCTGTGGGAGCAAGTGTACGAGGCGCTACAGGCTCTTAAGCAGCTTGATGTAGAAGTGATACCTTTCCATATCAAAGGACATTTGTTCTCATTGGGTAAGGTGACCTCTGCAGATATTCTGCGCCGCGATCCTACAGGTGAGCTTCTGTACAAGACTATGTTCACACGTATCATAGATACGTATGACCAGCACTACGATGACAGGATCAGGCCTGCCCTGGAGCTGTACGCCAAGAACAACGAGCATGCACCTCCTATGGAAGCCTTCATAGAAATGACTGCTTGCAATACGGTAGCGGATTTAGCAGCTGGAGCTAAGATCGAGCAGGTTATCGCAGGTAGTAGCTGATTAGCCCGTGAAAATGCTTATATACTGCCGCATTATATTGTGATATAATTAAAATAAAGGAGGCTATGGTCCGATGCCTAAAGTCTACGTAATTAATGACATGAGGCATTCATTTGAAAAGGCTGAGGCATACGGAGAATTGGTATATGTAACCAAGGGCAAAGTACCAATCTTCAACACAGCTGCTTCACTTGAGATACTACAGGAGGGCTTAAAATACTTCGACGTATCGAAAGACTACTTGCTCGTAACTGGGCATTCTTTATTGTGCATACTAGCTGCACTCATTGTAGCTAAGAAGGCCCCTGGTGCTGCGATGCAGCTGCTTGTGTTCGAAGCCAAACAACAAGACTATGTTGTAAGACACATCAAAGTTTGATCAGGTAGCCAATATGGCTTGCTTGATATATCAAATCAATTGGGAAAAGGTGGAATCGGTATGAGCGAAAAAGAGCTGACAACGCAGGAAGAAAGACAGATTTCAATGTACAATGAACCGCCGCTTGGGTTCGAGGACGAGAGCGAAGGTGATCTCATTGTCCCTCGAATCAAGGTCGTCCAGCTCCTGAGCCCTGAGTTCAAGGAGAAAATTGCCGATGAAGGCGACATCATCAACTCCTTGACGAAGGAGAAGTACAACGACCAGGTATTCATTCCCGTGTTCAAGTTCAACAACAACATCTGGTGGAAACCTCGCTCAGAAGGTGGCGGTATGTACTGCATATCCCGCGATGGTAAAGTCGGCAACCCTACGGACGGCTCGGCATCACTGATGTGTGCAATGTGCCGCAAGAATGAGTTCGACAACACGAAGCAGGGCCGCGACGCCATTCCTGTGTGCACGAAGTACATCAACTTCTTCGGGTTTATCCGCGGTTCAGCAATGCCTATCATTCTCAGCTTTGCGAAAACGAACTACAACGAGGGCAAGAAGATGTTCAGCTTGGCCAAGGTAACCATGCAGAACATGTGGAACCACGGCTACACGCTGTCCTCGAAGAAAATGTCCAAAGCGGGTAATGAGTGGTACAACATTGTAGTTACGGCTGCCGGCCCGACGACTGAAGAAGAGCGTCAAGCTGGCATGGCTATGTATCAGATGTTCCGCAAGCAGGACTTCAACTTCGACATCGACGAGTCTGCTAACTTCGATGCTGCTGACAATCCTGTACCTGGTGACGAAAACACGGAGTTCTGATATGCATAGTGCCTGGGGGAGGATTGCCCTCCCCTATTTTGCCGTAAGGGGTGAGGAGCATTAAGTGGTCTGATTACCGTAACAAAATCCTTGCGGAGCTAGACACAGAGGCCTTTTTTCTAAGTGAGCTGAAAAATGTACAGCGACGGGGAACAGAAATAAAGGCAGAGTGTCCATTCAAACACCTACACGAGAATCAAACTGACAACACGCCGTCCTTCACAGTGAATCTTGAACGCGGCGTATACCTATGTCAAACGTGTAGAAGCAAAGGCAATGCTCATACATTATACAAGCATTTATACGGTCTTACTAATGAGCAAGCCTGGTTTGAATTGGGTGACGCATTGAAAATTGAAAGGCCTAGCACCTCAAAACCTGCTAGACCCGAAATAGATACTGATCTTATTGCGAAGTATCACCAGCAGCTTATGTCTATGAAAGGACCTTTGCGGGACATATTACGCGATCGGCGCGGATTAACTGATGAAACGCTGGTCAAGTTTCAGTTAGGTTGGGACGGTGAACGCATTACTATCCCTATCTATGATGAGTTCAATACGCTGGTGAATTTTAGACGGTACAAATGGAACTCAGACGATGATCAGTGGAAAGTCATTAACTATGTAGATGATCGCGGCAATACTTACGGCGAAGTGCGTATCTTTGGTATCGAGAATCTTGTAGATGAAGACATCGAAGAAATCGTATGGGCCGAAGGCGAAATGGACCGCATCATAAATGAGCAGTATGGGTTTCCTACAGCGTGTCCAACGTCTGGTGCAGGCTCTTGGAAACCTGAATGGATACGGTATTTTCGCAACAAGAAGCGTGTGTATCTGGCTCAAGATAATGATGAAGCGGGTAGGTTGGCTACAAAGAAGCTCGCAGAACGTCTAAATAGAGTAACGGACGTTTATATCATTAATTGGCCAGAAGACTTTCCTAACAAGGGTGACATAACGGACTTCTATGTCAAATGCAAGCAAACAGCTGAAGACTTTAGGCGTTTGCTGGATAACGCAACAAAGTATGTAGACCCTCGTATGGAGGTTACTTTAGCCAGTGAGATTGAAGCAAAAGACGTGCACTTAGCGGATTCGGCTAGTTCTACATTGATAGGCAAACGGGTGCAAGTACCTATCATGGTATCTGGCAAAGACACTACGCCATACATTGCACCGAAGAAAATCAAAGCGTCATGCGGTGACAACGCTGACTCTGATAGAAAGATGTGTCAAGTATGTACGCTGCTTACCTGTGCCGGTGAGATGACGCGTGAGTTCTCATCTGTAGATAAAGACATTCTTAAGCTCATCAAGGTAACAGATAGGCAACAGACTAGGACGATCATAGAAATGCTCGGTATTAACGAGCGTTGTCCTTTCTTCGAGTTAAAAGTCGAGGAATACATGAACATCGAGGAGTTGCGTATGATACCGCAAGCAGAAGCGAATTTTGGCTTTTCAAAGGAACACGAATATGTCGTACGCAATGGCTATTACATAGGTGAGAATTTGAAGGCCAATAAGCGCTACTCGATGGTAGGGTTTGTGTACCCAGACCCTAACACACAGTATGCAACGTATATCTTCGACAAGGCATACCCAGAAAAGGACATTATAAGCGACTTTGAAATGACCGAGGACATCTACGAACAACTTAAGAAGTTCCAGGTCGCTGAGGGTCAGACAGTTGAAAGCAAGTTCGAGGAAATACATCGTGACCTTGAGCGTAATGTCACTTATGTATGGGAACGCCGCGACGTTGCAATTGCCGTTGACCTCATATATCATACAGTTCTTAACTTCTATTTCCAGAACCAGTTCGTAAAGCGTGGTTGGGGCGAGCTTCTTATCATCGGGGACTCTGGTCAAGCAAAGTCAACCCTTGTAGAACGCCTCATGAACCACTACAGATTAGGTGAGATGCATTCAGGTGAGTCGTCTAAACGTACTGGCTTGGTGTACAGCCTACAGCAAACGAACAAACGCTGGTTCCTGGTATGGGGTGCTTTTCCATTAAATGATGGAGGGCTGATCACAATTGATGAATTATCCGGTCTCTCTGAAGACGACCTGGCGGCCATGTCTGACGTCAGATCTTCAGGTATCGCTAAGTCTACTGGGGTCATTACGGCAGAAACAACTGCAAGAACTAGGGCAATCTATATCTCTAACCCTAGAAACGGGCGTCCCCTCAACACCGAGACGCACGGTATCAATGCCGTACTTAAGCTCTTCGGTAAATCAGAGGACGTACGACGCCTTGACCTCGTGGTCGCTGTTGCCTCAGGGGATATAGATGAATCTATCATCAATAAACCCGTCGATGACTTACCAGAGGTCACTCATATCTACGATAGTGACTTATGTAATCTGAGAGTAATGTGGGCATGGTCTCGTAGGCCAGAACACATTAAGTTTGAGCCAGACGCCGTAACGGCAATTTTGGAGCATGCAACTACAATGGGCCGCATGTACTCTTCTAAGGTGCCAGTTGTAGAAGCAGCAGACCAACGGTTGAAGCTGGCTCGACTCAGCGTAGCGGCGGCATGCTGCGTATTTTCAACGTCAGATGGCGAAGACGTCATTGTCAAGAAGGAACACGTAGATTTTGTCGTGAACTTTATGCACAGAGTCTATAGTTCCAAGAGCCTGGGCTACGATAAGCTCAGCGAACTTGACAAGGTTCAAAGTGATTCGTCTAATGGTAAGATGGAGGAGCTTGTCAATAAGTTCTTGCTGCTGCCTTTGACTGATCACAATGAAATGGTTGACATTCTCTATGGTCTGCCATACTTCAGCCGCAATGACCTTGAAGATTACACAGGCTTACCGCGTGACGATATGAAGTCGTTACTCAAGTTCTTGACCAACAACTACCTTGTAGAACGTACCAAAGGAGCATACAGGAGATTCCCATTGGGTACAGAGTTCCTGGAACACTTGCGGTCTAACCGCATAACACCAGAGCAGGTCTCCGCGGCTAGGAAGTCGTTCTATGGGGCAAGTGAATATTAGAGGAGGAGAAGCCATGGTACTCGAGCATTTGACAAACTGTAAAGTCCTGTCCACCGTCAGACAATCTGAGGACCTTGAGGGCTGGAAAGCAGTAAGAACGCGGGGTATCGGTGGCTCAGACGTAGGGGCTATATGTGGCGTGCACAAGTACGCCACTCCCCGTACTGTTTACCTGAAGAAGACAGGACAGTACGAAGAGGACTTTGATGATGCGTCGAAGGAACGCATGTATTGGGGTCACGTCCTGGAGCCATTAGTTGCCGATGAGTTTCAGCGCCGCACCGGCAAGAAGGTTGTAGAATCACCCGCAACGCTTGTGCATAAAGATCATGCATGGGCTATTGCAAACGTCGACCGTTTCATTGTCGATGATAACGGAGTACCGTACGGTATTCTTGAGTGTAAGACGGCCAGTTCCTATATGGAGGAAGACTGGGAAGAGGGTAATGTGCCCTTGTACTACCTCTATCAGCTCCGCTGGTATATGTGGATTACTGGTCTGAAATACGGCGCAATCGCATGCCTGGTTGGTGGTAACAAGTATTTCTACTTTGAAATCTATGAAGATGAGGAAGTAACCAAGTCGATTGTAGAAACATGCTCGCACTTCTGGAATCACTACGTGCAAAACCTGATCGAACCACCGTTGACTGGCAACGACGTTGACTCTGACCTGGTGTCGAGCAAGTATCAGGACGTCGTAAAGAACTCTGAGAAGACTTTGGACGATGAAGAGTCTGATCAGCTGGCGAGCAAGGTATTGGCATTGAAGAAGCAAATCAAGGTCTTGGAAGAGCAACTCGATGAAGCAAAGAATCAACTCATGGAGAAACTACAGGAGACTGAGATCGGCTATACGGTCAATCACATCATCAAGTGGTCGCCGCGCCAGCAAACCAGGGTCGATACGGATCGTCTTAAGACTGAGTATCCGGACATCTACAACAAGGTCAAGAAAGTCACGAAGTACAGAGTCTTTTCAGTAAAATCATTGGGAGTGGATGACTGATGCAGGTGAAGTTCAAGCTTCTTAGGGAGGGCGCAAAGATGCCGAGCCGCGGTTACGGCATCGACGTTGGGCTGGATACATTCACACCTACCGAAGGTACTCTTGCTCCAGGCATGAATAAGATACCGCTAGGGTTCTCTTGTGAAGTGCCTGTAGGATACGGTGGGTTCCTGTATCCGAGGACTGGTATGGTGTCCGGTGCTGCAACACTTGACTTTATCGTAAAGCGGTCCTTGATCACAAATGAGGAATTGCTGGTTAGGGACATCACTACAAACGGTATTCCGTTGGTAGCCCATATGCCTCCTATTGATCCTGGATACACGGGTGAGGTTCATGCGCTGGTTTATAACTTTAGCAATTATTATATTAGTTATCCACAGCACACGAGATTTGGCCAACTGGTATTCTATCCTATCGTATATGTTCAACCTGTGCTGGAGCTGGATGACAAGCGTGGCGGAGGTGCAATGGGCAGTACCGGTTCTGTAGGTGACTTCAAAAGGGGGTGACAACATTGCTTAAAGTTATAGACGGGAAAGCCTCTGACAAGCCGTATTGTGCAATTCGTATGGACAACGAAATGCATAAGTGCGAAGAGTTCGTAGCTGTGTTATATCACCCTGATAGTGGATTCGAAATAGCACACTACACTGACACTGTAGGACTTGGTGTTGCGCTGCAACTCATCTCAAAGGCTTTTAAGGATTCTTATGCCGGCCTGGGCGATGAGGAGAAGCAGTTGGTAGATAACTTTTTCATGGGAGTTGGTAAACCTTGATCATCATACTTGAAGGGCCTGATGGGGCAGGTAAGACTACGTTGGCCAACTATTTACGTGACAAGTTTGGGTACATGATTGTGCATCGCTCGAAACCTGAGACGCTCGAAGACAAGCTTCGTATGTACGAGCAGTACAGAAACAGCATCCTCAAGGGAGACAACCTGATCTGGGACCGCTGCTGGTACTCTGAGATGGTGTACGGGCCGGTTATGCGTGACCAGTCTTACATCGACCTGAATCAGATGTACGAGTATGAAGAGCTGCTACGCGTAAGGGGTGCGGTGCTTATTCATTGCACCGATGAAATCGAGCTGCTGTGGAAACGTATGCAGGAGCGTGGGGAACCCTATATCAAAGACATTGAGGTGCTCGATAGGCTGCGTGTAAACTACGAGTTCCTGATGCACAAGGTTCCGCATCGCATACCGGTACTGCGCTATGAGCTCAGCAAGAACATGTCCTTCTTGTAATTGGGTATTTCCCAGCTCTTACACCAGGACCCGTTGTAAGTTTTGCGATACGCTGTTTAAGGAACAAATATGCTATAACTGTAAGCAGCTGTATCCTACAGAGGTATTCACAGTACACAAGTCCGGTAGAGACGCTGGGTACCTACAACGTGAGTGTCGCTTATGCGCCGCGAAGCGTAGCAGCAGATATTGGGTAGAACATCCTGACAAGAAGTTGGAATCAATCCGCAAGTACGTTGCGAAGCACAAGCTCATGGCAGAAGAGTCATTGGAAAAGTGGTTAAAGGCTACAAACCTTGTGTTCAAACCGCTGACCGAAGACGAATGGCTGATGGCCTGCGCATACTTCAGTGGCTGTGCGATGTGTGGCGAACCGCACATAGAAACGCGGCAATACTTCATTCCTTTTCAACTTGGGGGAAAGTACGCTGCTTGGAATATCTTCCCTATGTGCGGTAAGTGCTCTACAGTACACAAAGAAGTCAAGAACCCGTTCCTATGGTTAGACCCGGTTGTAGGCAGGAAGATCCGCTACAGGTACAACATGAATCAAGAGCGTGCGGACAGGCTACTGGAGTACTTTATATTGCAAATTGAGAAAGCGGGTGGTAGGTTTGAATAAGACGTTAGTGTTCAAGGAGTTTACAAAAGGTCTGGCCACCCTATCCAAATGTACTGAGCGCAAGGTGGCGGCTATCATAACGGATGCAGCTCACACACAGGTATATAGCATAGGTATCAATGGCGGACCAAGACACCTCAACGATTGCATGTGCGATACACCAGGCAAGTATGGCTGTGTGCATGCTGAGATCAATTGTTTGATCAAGAACCGTTATGAAGGATCTGACAAGATCATGTTTGTAACCCTTGCGCCGTGTAAGCAATGCGCCGCGGCGATCATAAACACTAAGGGAGGCTTCAAAGCAGTCTACTACTTTGAGGATTGGAAAGAGGACGAAGGCATAAAGCTGCTAAGGGCCGCTGGCATCTCAGTGCTTAAGATTTAGCAAAACCCGTGAAAAATACCTTTTACAAACATGTTACAAGTACGTTATAATATGATTAGGGGGTTATTTATGCCCCCTAAGAATTTACAACCTTTTTACGGGCGTGTAAAAGCCTCTAATACGAGTTCGTGCACATATACGCTTATAAATATCTTTAATAGGCACCACGTACTCGTAATTGACGACGTACACTTGTTACGTGTAAAACTTAGCGAAAGGGGGTGTTAAAAGTGACTAAAATTAACATTGAAATACGCCCAGAGGAGAAGGAACAAGTAATAAAGGCACTGAAGCAGCTAGGTAGTAAGGATGTAGTAACGATTAAGCAAATCGCTGTAGCTACTGGCCAAAATCCTAACCGAACAAGGTTTGTAGTTCAGGAACTCCTGGAAGAAGGCCGTATTGTAAGGCACATTGCCGTGCAGTATAATGCAAGATATACTAGGTACAGATACGAGGTGTTGTAATTTGCCACCGGTGATTCAACCAAAGCGTAAGTCCGTCATTAAGAAAGGCACAAGTTTCAGCTACGATCCGAAGACATTCAATAAGGAGCACATGTTAGCCAACTCCTACGAGACGGACAAAGCTGAGGACGTTTTCAGATTGATTCAGCCATTCGAAATGTTTGGTCGTAAGTTCCTGGTACTTGACACCGAAGATTATCCTATGGACATGAGAAACAACAACATGCCTGAAGGTATTGTACGCAGATGGATTGGGTCAGGTAAAACGGCTAACCCTGTAGATCTACCCTTCTGCATAAGTATCTGTGATGGCAGGAACGCAGTGACGCTGTATAGCGACGAATCAACGGATTGGCGTGAGCTGCGTAAACTTGCAGTATGGCTGGAGGATCCTACAATCGAGAAGGTCTATCATAACGCGAAGTTCGACATGCACATGAAGAAAAACATCAACATGAAGGTCGCTGGCAAAATACACGACACAGTAGTGGTTGCAAAGCTAGTGGACGAAAATAGGCCTGACTTCTCGTTGTGGGGATTGGCAGAGCGTCGCCCATGGGGCATTGTGAAGTATGAGTACATGGTTGATGCGTACAAGAAGCAGCACAAGATAACCGACTACCGCATGCTTCCTCGTGAGCTACTTACGTGCTATGCCAATGCTGACGTATTCAACTGTTACCA